TGGTTAACAGTACCACCTGACACATTTGGGTCATTAGTACTTAAAGGGTTAGTAAACGCAATAATTTTTCCTTCTAACTGACTTATGGTACCTGGATCAACCAAAACAATTAATGATAAATCCTGATAAGAATTACCTCCATTACCTAATGTTGTGGAACCAACAATAGAAGGGTTTGGTGTTACTGTAATTCTGTTTCTAGCGGTATTATCAAAGTATCTAGGTCTAATGTTCGCCAAATTCATTGACTGTGCCAACGTTAAACCGTCTCCAAATCTTTTAAAAAATGTTCCTGATGTCGCAGATGCCCCACCTGGACCTAATTCCTCCCACAATGGTACTTTATAATATGTTCTAGCAGGATTAGCAATGCCCGCGAAAAGTTGTTGTGATCCTTGATCCCAAAGTGTTTGGTCAGCGCCACTAATAGTTCCACCACAAGGATTAATACTTGGTGATAATGTCCACTGAGAATAATTACCAATAGTGTTTAAATCACTTAATAATGATTGGTTAATACTTAATGCCGCAGCACTTAATGATATTGCAATAGTATTTACTGTATTTAAACTCTCATCAGGACAAGAACACACTTCACAATCAGGATAAGTCATCATAGGTAATCCTAATCTCTTAAATGGATTTTCATCACTCATAGGTGCAATCACTTCTTTTTTACACTCAAGATTACCACCTAAAGAGTTAATCGCCTTACACGCACTATAAACAATACCATTAACCAAATCCGCAATGAAATTTACAACTTCAACAACGATTGGATATATCAACGCAAGTACGTGATTAACAATTATTATCACAACTATCATTGGTGACACAATTGTTAATAACAATGAAAATAAAAAGAAGATGAAATCAAAATTCCTTTGTAGATCGTTTACTGGTAATTTATTGTTTTCGCTTTGGCAAGCCCTATCTGTTATTTCTTTTATCCCTAAATGTCTTGATCTATTACTACCACATTTAAACCTATCAATAAATCCACTAATCGTGTAAACTTTATTATAATTAAATTCGTAAAACGTATCTTCACAATTAATCGCTTCTTGTTTGTTTGCATAATCATCCCAATCTAAACTAAAAGCATACGATTTTAATACCTCAAAATATGGTTGAGCAAAAAACGTAAAATTGAACAACATAGGTTGAGTATTATCTATTGGAATGGCGGATATTGTAACTGTATTTACGACATTGGGTAATGGCACACTTTCAGTTCCCCCATAATAAGGAATACCATTAATTGAGATACTAACTTGTTGTGTGTTTGTGTAACTATTTAAAATAAATCCTCCCTTGTTTAGGATAAAACTATCTGTTGTAAAACCTGTTGCTATTGGTATATCAAATGTTTGCGAAAAAGCGTCAGGATTAAATGGGTCGGTATTAGGTAAATTATCGTTCCACCCATACTCTTTAACATTTGGAACCAAATAATTCCCCCTCATAAAGTTATTTTGTAAACCTTGCTCGTTTTGCCATTTTATCTTAAATCTATATCTACCTTTTGTTGGTATCCCAATTGTTGGATCGTTAGATAAAACTTGTTCCCCAAATTCATTTGTTGTAACATAATCCAAATTCATAGGGACATTTACTAACCATACACCATCACTATCAATTAACTTACCATCTTCCTCTAACCTATATTGTTCTAATATTGGGTCACCATTTTGATCAGTATTTATTGTTTGTCTGATTGCTAAAATTTGTCCAGGACCAGCAATCAAATCACACATATTACCTGTGTTTATCTTTGGTTTGCAACTTTTTTTAACAGAATCTTCATCAGGTGTTGAGAATATTGATCCCATAAAAACCGATGTGGGTTGTATATTAACATTTGCGGAACCTGTCAAATCAAAATCAACTCTTGTTATCCCTAATAAACAAATTTCAGGCTCCCCCCATAATGGTTGTACCTCAACAATTTTATTTAGACTAATAATTTGTGGTAACTCTCTAAGATTTGTTGATGATTTAAACTTATTACCATCAACTTGTGATTCTGTTGCTAATCCAGAATTTATTAAATCTTGTGGTGATAAAGAAAAACACCCAATATCTGATAAGTCAACATCCATAACCACAGTTTGTGTCCCTGTAGGAACACCAAATATCATATAATCACCACTTTCATTTGTTTTTACGGTAAATTTATAATATTTGTCATAGACTTCAATTAACGGATCGTATGTTAAAACATCTTCTCTCGTTGGGAACGTCCCTGTTGCGGCGTGACTTGGGTATGATTTTGTATACGGTAATAAATTATATCTATACCCATCCTCATTTAAATCATCTAATGAACTATATGGATATAGTTCAGATATGATTGGATTATTTTCGTCTTCATCACTAATTGGAATAAAAATGGATACTTTTGCGTTTGGAACTCCGAATCCTCCGTTAACTAAAACTCTACCAACAACAACACCATAATCAGAACAAACTCTGGTGTAAATGTCACTTTGGAGTATTTTAAGTGATAAAATCTCCAAGTATTCAAAATCCTGATCTAATTGTATTTTAATTGACTTATCAACCCCTGGTTGGGTTCTTATTCTATATGATTTTGGCATTAAATTCTTTTTTTGATAAATAGTTTATTTCCTATTTTCAAAAAATAATTCTTTTATCCTAAAAATAAATCATCAAGAGAAATTGACCGTCTTCAAATTAAGAACCCTCACATTAATGTCCTTATTTGGTAATCTTACTTGGTATATTTGTGTTGGTTCCGCAAATATGGTATCCGCAATTAAACCAATTTCTCTTGTTACCGGATCTGAATATGCTTGTGACGTTTGGGAAGAAGAGTATTGACCTCCTACATTATTAATAAATGACATATCAGATATACTAATCACCCCGTTTTCATTCTGTATTTGTCTTCTTAATTCTGACACATAAACATTTTCACCCATTTGTCTTTGTAATGGACTAAAATAGTTGGTAATAATATCAATTATTTTTGTAACAACAGAACCTTGATTTTGACTAGCATCTAAAACAACATCAACATTAACACTTAAATCAATTACATTAGCAGACTCTATAGAAATATAATCATTTATCATCCTATAATTTGATAGGTAATTAGCAACATTATTTTTTAAAGTATTTGATACAACTTCAGTTAACTTACCATTTGAGTCGTATGATAACATCTTGATTTTTATTTTATTATTTTCTTCAGTAATTGCTACTTTACCAGGCGCACCGAATTGTGATGGCATATTTCTTAATATAGATTCATAATCATTTATCGTAACCGCTCTATTTTGTGCCGCAAAATTAAATGATACATATTGTCTAACTTCTTCTGTTGTTGGGGCGTTTGCACCTCCAATCGCTGCGGTAACGTTATTACATGCTAATGAATTAACTACGGTTGTGTTTATTGATTCTGAAGGACCATTAACAAAAAATGAAACGGTTCCAATTTGATTAATAATATTAATACCCAAATTTGTTGCTTGCCCACCTCCAACTCTATACTGAACAAATAATGTTGAGTTTGATTTTAATGCCGACCCTAACGCTAAATTATTGATGTATTTACTTAAATCTAACGTATAACCGTCTCTTGCAAAATCTCTTAATTGCTCATCGGCAGAAACATTACCACCACCAAATGTCATCTTTAAATAACCTTCAGGTGTGTATTCACTTATGAATTTACTATCCGTTGTAATGTACTTACCTACCTTAATACCAGGTTGATCCGAAACCTTTGTTGGATCTTCAATAAAGACTCTGTTTTCCGCTAAAGCAGGAACTTCATACCATCTATTTTCAATACCTAAAAATTCTTGTGGTGGTGGAACATTACTATACTGTGTACCGTCTTTTAAAAGAACACTTGTTATTCCTAATACATTTTTTTCAGGTAAAAATAATTCAAAAAATGGTTTAACATCGTTTGGTGTTATAGTTCTTTTAAACACCTTTGTAAATCCATTAACCACAACTTCTCTCTTAACAATAGTGTAATTTAACAATCTACCACTACCATCAAAATTTGGTATTTTTAATCTATTTGGGGAACCTTCGGCATTAACCGCAGATGCAAAATCAATATCATAAACAGTTTCAAACGGTTGTCCTGCACCATTAACTTGTGAACCTCTCCTCAATATACCACAATACCTTAAGTCTTCCCTATCTCCAAACGCAGGTACGGTAATTGCAAAATCAACTAACGCAACAGAAGGTCTTTGTCCCGGTATTTTTAAACCATAGGTTCTGGCGATATTATATATTGATGATTTTTGTTGTGCATATTGTAATACCGTTTCTTGAATGCTTCTATCAATATTAAAGTGTAGATTGTCTGTTACAGCAGCATTTAAATCCAAAAATACAGAGAAAACCCCCGCATCGTTAAAATTCTGAACTAATTCGGGGTAATAAGTTCTGGTAAAATTGATTAACTCGGTTCTAATCCCTTGAAAATCTCTTGTGGTGTATGAAATTTTTTTATTAGCCATATCTATTATACATTAATAATTACGAAGTCACTGGCATCAAATGCGGAATTAGTATTTCTATAATCTATTCTAATCCTTGCGGTATGTTCAAGTTGTGAAATATTATTAACAGTAAATTCTCTTTTTCCTTCACCGTTAATATATGTTCCCCTACTTTCTTCATCCATAGAAGCGTCAGTTATTTTTATGTTTGTAATTGTAATTCCAGGTAAATAAGTTTCAACAGATTGTCTAATTTCATCTTCAATTTGACTAAAAGTTGGACCGTCTAATGGTTCAAAAATATATTCATATAATCTACTACCAAAATCAGGCAAAAAATATCTAGTACCTTTACGACTTAAAAGTAAATGAACTAAATTAGTCCTTATTTCCTCTTCGGTACTATCAGAACAATCTAAATATTTTCCAACGTATGAATCAAGAAATGGAAAATTTATACCATATGTTACTCCGTTTGCCATATCTAATAAATATAATATTGGTATATTTTATATAAATAAAAAAAATCACTACTTTCGTAGTGATTTTTTAAAGGTTTTATTACCTTTTTGATAGAGAGGTTCGTAAGGACAATTTTTACATCTATTTCCACAACAACTTCCTCTTTTAATATGGTAAGATTCACTCATAACAATATTACCGTTTTCATCCTTATAAAAATCAGGCTCAGGAGACTTTTTTGTTGTCTCCTGAACATATAGTTGTTGAACCCAATCATTTGATGCTGAACGTATCATACTACCCGTTTTGTTTTCTTAAATTGTAAAATGCTAATAGTACTTGATAAGTTAATGTTATATTATTTCCCCAAGTAACTTTCATAATTACACAATTTCACAAGCTCCACCAGCACAAGCCACTTCACCACGAAGGTCGGTGTTATCTTGTAACTCAATAACTTTTGTCAAATCAACGTCTTTTAGTGTTGAGAGAAGTTTTTCAAAATCTTCTTGAGTACAGTCTTCAAAAGGGGCTTGTGTGTAAGTTCCACCGTTGTAGGGTAATACGGACAATCCGTTGTAAAATTTACGATTTTTCCACATCCAGTCACCAACTAGCTCCCACTCATCTTCCTTAATTGACACTGTAGCTGAAACGTTGTGTGTATTTTGTCCACCTCTGTGTCCAGGACGAATCCATTCTTGTGAAACTTTTTTAACACGTTCCAACATTTGGAATACTGATTCGTGACGAAGGATTGAACCTTCTGGTGATTTTTGTGGTATTGTAATTACCGCGGTATCGTGTGGACGGAAGAACTCATCTTCAACAAGTTCGGGGTGATTGATTGCAAGATAAGTATAAATTGCTTCATTCTTTCCAACACGAATTCTTCTTAAATAATAATCATTATGCCAAGCGTGAATTCCTGATGAAGTTCCCAATACAAGTGATGATGTTCCTGATGGTTTAACTGTTGTTGTTCTTGCGGCTTTGTTAATTCCGATTAAATTAGCAACTCTTTCGTTTTCTTCTTTAACCGCCTGTGCTGCCTCCTTCATATCATAACCTAAAACAACACCCGAACCAATACCTGTCATACCAACACCAATAAGCGCATCTTTTTCAGTTGTTCTTTTCCAAACATCACGAAGATAATGGAAGTCGGTGTACCCCGCCTGTAATGTTCCAATAAACGCAGCACCTTTAACTCTTGTTTCAAAATCTTCTTGTGACACAATATCTGATGCGTTTACCTCACAAAGATTACAGAACTGATAAGGTCTTAGTCCGATTTCACAACAAGGGTTTGTTCCCCAATCTTTATCATTAGATAGATAAATCCCTGGTTCACCTGCTCCTGACAATTCAATTCTTTTCCACAAATCCATAAAGTATTCTTGTGTTACTTTGTGACGAAGAAGAACCGCTGAATTGTTTGCTCTACCTCTTTGTGGATTTTGTTCCCACCAATTTCCTGACTTACAAGAAATCATTTCATCATCATCAGCCGAGAACAATGAAATAAGTGCTGCTCTACGAATACCACCAGCAAGAACCGCATCCGCGATATGACAAGTAATGTCGTGAGCTTCAATTGGTGTTAATTTTTCACCATCTTCTTTGTTTTCCAACACTTTTGTGATGTTATGAATACAATCTTTAAGTGGTTGAGGACCTGGTGCCTTTCCACCTGATGTTACAAGAAGAGCACCTTTATGACGAATATCAGAGAAATCAAATACAGGTGTTGACGATTTGGAACCCATATATGATTCTATCAATACTTTAATTGCATCTGCCCAACCTTCAATTGAATCTCCGATGAGATATCTTCTTGTTCTGTTAGGGTTTGGTTTTTTGATTTCAGGTAGTTTATCTACGTGGTGTTTTTGAACTGAAAATCCTACACCAGTACCTCCCAATAATAGGAACATTGTTTCAGAAAACGCGTCTGTATGATCGATTGGTAGATAAGCACAATTGTAGACTCTGTTTGGTGAAATCTCAATTGGTTTACCTCCAAATTGTAAGGACCTCATTGATGGTAAAATTTTCTTATCATATACCATCTTATAAACTTCCTCAATTTCATTTTTGATTTGAGGGTATTTCTTTTGGTGCATTTCTTTGTTTCTTGTCACCAACTCTTCCCAAGTTTCCCTTCTATTTAGTTCGGGAATAAATTTAGCGTATTTCATATACACCGTAATATCACTCAATATTTTTTGTGAAATATCCATTTTTATTAAATTTTAGAATTAATTATTATTTTGTTCTTTTTGCTTTCTTCTTTCCATAAGTTCTTTAACTCTTTGACGTTGTCTTTCTTCTTTTTGTTCTTCAACACCCAAGAATGTCATTGAGCTTTCGGTATCAATTTCTAACATACCATTATCAAACTTACAATTTTCAAATACGATACCATCATCTCCTATTCTTGATTTTGTGATGGCGATTGTTGCTAATTTCATTTCTTTTTGTTGTAATGTTTTAGCAACAGAGATAATAACGTGTCCCACTTGTGCTTTCTTGATTGAACCCCCCATTTGATCGGTTGTTACAACTTCGGCAGATATTGAATTTCTATTTCCTTGTGTTGCTGTCCATCCTACAAGGTTTAATTCGTGACACATTGCTTCAAATCCTCTCATTACCGAACCCTCACTTTTCCATTCATCACCCAAATTTTTATCTGGAACGACACAATCGATGTAATCTAACAACACCATATCAATTTTTGTTCCATCAGCAATCATTTTTCTGATTTGGTTTTTAATTTGGTTCATAGTTACCGTATCGGATGGTAATTTTTTAAGGATTAATTCATTTGGCATTGTTGTTTTGATTTCATTAACCTTATTCATAACAAGTTCTTTTTTGTCTGACAATTCGTCAGGGTGAATCTTTGTCCAAAGTGTAAAATGTTTCCTTTGGATTATCTTCGGGTTGTCTTCAAAAAAGATTTGTAGAACATTGTATCCCAAGTTGAATGCGTGGTTTGATATCTTTGTTAAAAGGGTTGATTTTCCAACCCCTGTTGGTGCCAAAACAACACCTATTTCTCCTTTTGCCAAACCTCCTTTAAGGAGTCTATCAATACCAGGGATTCCCATCGGGATAGGATGTCTGAAATCATCATCCAATACCTGATCCAAGTTACTAAAGACATTCAACATACTTGTGTCTTTCTCTCCTACTTGGAGTGCCTCTCTAAACATTTCTTCAATGGTGTCATAGTTTTCAAACTCACCACCGTCAACGATTTTTTGGGCCTTATTCATTACTTTAATAACCTCTTCTTGTTTACAAAACTTAAGAGCCTTTTCTTGGACAAATTCCCCCCCATCAATAGGTGCATCCTTGATTTTCTTAATCATATCCAAAACAATCTTGGATGCCATTTCTTGTTGTAATTCCGATTTTGTAACTTGCTCTAACGTGTCAAAGGAAGGAGTGTGGTTATACTTTTTATAGTACTCCTTAACCATCTGAATAATAATTTTAAAATACTTATTTTCAAAATAACTCGGAGAAATTACATCAATAATTGATTGAGAAAAATCTTTGTCCACGATAATTTGATTCAATAATTGAATCTGAAAATTGTTACCTAAATAGTCAAAATTTTTATTCGTCGCCATACTTTTTTTCTCTCTTGTAAAGATAAATACTATCAAGCCAGTTTAAATCCAGCGTATTCAAAATTAAATTTTTTACCTGAAAAAATGTCAGTTAATTCAGATAGTATACCTTTTAGTTGTGGGCGTAGATCCACAGTATATCTTACCTTTGGTGGGTACAATTTTGCATCAAACACTCTATGACAAATTGTCATATCTCCAATCTTAATTATGAGATTAAAATTCTCATCACCATCGGTATTTGATGTGTTTAGAATGTCAGGATTTTCCTGAATTTCATATTGATTATCCATCATATAGACAATGGTTCTCATTTTTAAATCCCTTTGGATTTTGTTACAAAGATCTGTAATATATTCATACAGATTTGTTGATGTTCTAGATTTTGGATTGAACCCTCTAACATTAAAGAACCTTTGAACGATAATGTTTTCGTTACACTTTAAAAGGAATTCAACTTTTGTGAAATCTTGCTCTTTCATAATTTTACTTTTTGTTTTTGTAATTTGACTTTTCTTTTCTTGTTAATTTTAAAAATGGTTTCAAAAAATTTACCCACGCATCGTCTCCTTTTGGTAGAAACTTGAAGAACCCGTCTTCCATCATCATTTTAATTAGATTCCTATATCCTCTACCATCAGGATCTAAACTTTCCGAATAATATAGTTTAACATATTCCTTTCCTTCATCACTTATCATTGGTGTTCCCAAATCTACTAATTTTTCGTTAATTAAAAAGAATGTTTCCCCTAATATTCCTTCTTTTGTTTTACCTTCAATAATATTTTTAAGAACTACACTACTTTTTTCTTCTATAAGTTCCTTACTTCTTGTTAAAATATCCGTAAAAGAAATTTCATTTTCAAGTATTTCAGGAAACAATTTAACTAATGTTTTTTCACCTAATAATGATATCCCATCAATATTATCTGATGTATCACCAGCCAAAATTTTAAATGTTTTAATATTAAAATGCGGAATTTCAAATACCTTTAGTTTAATTTTATCACCATTTTTATAATACTTTTTTTGTTTTGGTGAATAAATGTTAACTTTTTCTGATATTAATTGTGTTAAATCTTTGTCACTTGAAAATATTGTTTTTATTTCATCTCCCGATATTTGACAATAATATGCTATCAAGTCATCCGCTTCCGAATTTTCAACTTCAATTTGTCTAACAAACATCTCTTCAAGATATTGTTTAACTCTATTTTTTTGTTTTACAAATGAATATACTTGTTCTTCATCGGATGGTGATTTCCTGTTCATCTTATATTTTGGGTATATAAGTTTTCTTTGTGATGAATTACCATCACCATCCCAAAATACGACAACCTTATTGTAGTTTGTTTCTTCAAGAAATTTTCGTAAGGTATTTAGAAAATGCCAAATACCCCCGACGTGTTCATTTTTGTTAAAAAAATCTTTAACTCCGTGAAACCCTATTTTTAATAAGTTATTACCATCAACAACTAATGTGTTAGTCATTTAAATTTTTCTTAATTGATTCTACAATTTGTTACTCGTCTTCTTCTTTGGTTTCATCTAACGTATAATTAGCATCTCCCAATTTTTCAACCCAATAATCTGAATATTCTTTTTTGTATTTGTCCAATGATTCTTTAGTGTCTGCAATATAACCTTGTGGAACCGCAATAATCTTACCGTCTTTATAACCTAACCCATTTACGTGATTCTTCAGGATTGATATTTTTGTTCTAATCGCAAATGATATCTTCCTACCATTTTTAACCGCATCTATATGACTAATACCCGCCTTCTTTTGGTTACCAAACAAAAACACTAATGAGGATGCTAACCATAATGCCTCACCTCCCTTAGCTTTGATTTCAGGTTGTCCAAATGGATTATCGGGTAATAGAACCCAAGGTTGATTTAATACAACTAAAGTGTTGTAATACGGATATTCTTCTTTTTTAGATTTAGATATTCTTGAATGGATTCCCATTCCAATTTTATCCGCTAAAACTTTTGCGTTGTGCATACCACCACCTTTTCCATCAAATGTCATTTGACAAGGAATACTCCCAATACTATCCCAAAGGAATAATAAATTATAAGGGATGTCACCTTTTTCTTGTGCGTCTAATATATCGTTAATAAAATCTGTTGCTTGTTCTATAACATCAAAAGAATCATTAAATATGAACATACCATCATATTCACCGTGTTCGTTCAGTTCCGCTTCCAACCCTAATTCAATTGCGTGACTCCATGACCATTTCTTTTCAGTTATAATAAAAACAGGTAAGTGTCCTTTCTTTTGTGCATCTGCCGCGGCAAGAATCATTGCAGTTGTTTTTGATGTATTTGAGTGTCCCAAAAACATATTAATACCACCCATAACAGGTCCAGGTAATCCACAAGACTCCAAAAACGCCTCACCACAATTATAATAACTTTCGGGTTTGTATTTTGTTTTTGTTGAGAATTTACCTTTTATAGTATCTAATGATATTTCTTTTTTCTTAATTGCCATAATGATTTTATTTTAAATAAAGATAAAAAAAGGTAGTGACTTTGTAAATCACTACCTCCGAATTTTGGAACCTTTTTTAGAAAGGTAATTCTTCATCTACCTCCTCATTTACTTGAGGGTCTTCAACCTTGGTTTCTTGTTTTTTAGAACCACCAATTGATACTTCAGAAATTTCGTTATTACCATAAACGTAACCACCTTTTTCAGAATCCCATTTTGGAGTTTCTCCACGAGCAATCGCTTCAAGATATTCTACAGGTTTCTTTGAGTAAACATCTTCCCAAGTTAACTCGTCTCCAACCCAAGTTGCCATAGTATCCTCATCTTCGTGAATTGGTGTTGGATCATCATACATAACTGTTTGGATTACGGTGTAGAAAGCTCCTTTAGGTGTTTTTGCCTTTGTAAGTTCAAGGATGAGGTCTCTACCTTTATCAGGATCGGTTATATCACCTTTCGCTTTCCAAATTGGAATAATTTTGTCCAAGATACCTTCTTGTTTGTAGTTGTGCTTGAACCTCCAAAACTTAACCCCGTCTTGTTCGTTATCACGATCAATTACTTTTACAATATAAAACTTACGTGCTTTGTATTGTTTTGCCAATTCTTTGTCAGAATCTCTACCAGTTGACATTAGTTCGTCATACACATCATTGAGTGGTGAACGCTCATTGTCATTTTTTCCTGGATCATAAAACTTTTGCCATTTACCGTCTACTTGTACTTCGTGAAACCATACCTCTTTGAATGGGGATGTTCCGTCAGTTGTTGGTAAAATTCTGATTCTTTTTTGTGCTTGTTTCTCGTTATCTCTGAGAATTGCCGCAAAATATTTCTTCATCCTTTCGTCTTGTGACATTTTTGAAGTAGAGGATGAACTACTTTGGGTTGATTGCTCGTACTGAGCCAAAACCGCATCTAAAACATTGTTTGTCGCCATATATTTGTGTTATTAAAAGTTTACAATAGAAAGTATATAATAAAAAAGTGTCGCAGTCAATATGTATTCAAAAATTTTGAGAAGGACATTGGTGTCCCTCTCAAAATTAAGGCATCATATCTTCGTCATCAAAAGTATCAAAAGTTGTTTTAATTTCTTTAGGTGAAAAATCTTCCACTTCATCAGTCGTTAAAACATATTCATTCTTGCCCGATTTTTCCATCTCTTCCATTTTGTCTTCAAAAAAATCAGACAATTTTTGTTTAAACGGTCCTGAATCTAAACTTCTTAATTCTAATTTTTCTTCAGGTGTTTTTGGGCGATATTTTTCAAATTTTTGTTCAAGTGAATTAACAGCATCAATCAATCCATCCATTTCTTTAAGTTTAGATTCTAAACTCTCCAATTGTCCAAATAGTTGATTAAAATATTCTTCTTGTTTTTGTTCTATATTTTTTTGTGAATCCACCAAATCAGTAATCTCCAAT